CTTGATAAGTTTCTTATCTTTGTCGCTCAACCTTGTCAATTCCCCGAATGGTATAGTGGGTGAACCACTGTCCTTCATTCGTTGAATTGCATCGCTGTCAACTTCCCAATCAGTTTCCTTTGCAAAAGAAACTCGGGCGGCGTTACAAACCATCAAATCAGAACCCATATGGGTGACATACTCAACATGTCCATGATCTAAAACTTTTTCGTTCACGACTTACTCCAATGCGAAATACGATACTTTGCTTCGAGTCCCTCGAATGTATTCTCATCAACGATCTTCTTAATCTTACTCTTATTCATTCCTGCGATTACCATATCATTGATATCTTTCAGCATGACTGATCGAGGCCAAATACAAACCTTCCTACCAGAGTCGATAAGTCGTTCCATCAGTTTGACGATTTGTTGGTTTCTTGGTTCGTTGTCCAAGATGTAAACACCCTCGCTATCCTTGAGGTGTTCTGGTATGTTATTTAGTCCAGATGCACCGACCATCGCAATACAATTGTCGAGAAAAAGACTATCAATCGGACCTTCAACAATATAGATTCTCTTCTTCGGATTGACTCTCCATTGTCCAAACCACAACTTTTCAGGAGCATCTGGACTCTTGATCGTCACATACCGAAGAGTCTTTCGTGTAGTATCGTTTTCTCTGTCAATAGATCCAGTGCTAGAACCCATATTCAAAGATCGTCCTTGTGCAGCAACAATGTTACCATCCTTATCGAAGAATGGAAGGACGAGTCTGGGTTCTGGTGAAAGTACAACTACACCTGTAAGTTCCTTGATGTATTCTCCAAAAGATTCAGTGAAATATAGAAGATCATACTTTTCTTTTGGAATCATTCGGTGCTTGACAAAGATACGAGCAGGATGATCTGCATCGAGTTCATTGATCGGAACAAGCAATTTTGACTTAACGACTTCTTTTGGTTTACGTTTACCAAACATCTTCTCTACTCCTGTTGCTTTGATCTGCACTCGCTTTGGTCTTGGTGTTTGGTTTGAACGATATCGTTCAAGTTGATATTCATTCTTCAATGTTGGATCAACAAATTCCAAGAAGGTATAAAGCGAATGAGATGCACCGCAATTATGACACTTGTAGTAGTAGGAACCTTCCTTCTCGTAGAAGAAACCTCTTGCCTTCGATGTGTTTTTCTGTGAATCTCCACAGAGAGGACATCTACAATTTGCAAGGTTGTCTTTCTTCCAAGCGAATCTTTCGAGTCTCGAAGAGAGAAAGTTCACAAACTTCTTGTCAATGTGTGTGTTCATGCTCGCTTGTTCTTCTTACGTCTTTCTGCTCGTAGTTTTCGGAACTTCTCGTTCCAGTGATCTCGCCGCCAGTTCTCGTACCAAAGTCGATACTCTTCCATATATTCACGGGACATACGATTTGAATTTCTATTTTCGTTTCTCATATAACTTTCAACTTATTAAGTTTTTCCCGATTGCTTCGGAACTTCTCATCGAAGTTTCGACCATCGTATCCGACACCTACGCCGGTGTCTTCGTCTTGATTGCTTCCGATTAGATTCACATTTGAATTATCGGCATCATACAATTTCATTTTTCCACGATTGATACCCACAACAAACTTCTTGTTGGTGAAGACATCATTATACCTGTTCTTCAACTGCTTTACAAGTATCTGTCCGTTTTCTTCCAATTCTTCCGTGGATATCAAAGCAAACATAAGATCGGCAGTCATTGGTAGACCAAAAGATTCTGATGTTTCTTCCAGACCCACATCGCTGTTAGCATAACCACTTCGATTTGTTTGGGTAGCAGTAAAGACAGGAACATCATATTCCACAGCAAGTCCTCTGAGTTCCTCAGCGATCGCCTTGACCATCATGTAGGTGTTGATGTTGCTACCACCCTTGAGTCTGCTTGAAGTGCAAATGTTTAGATAATCAATAAAAATGATGTCTGGTTTGAAATTTCTTTTCAGTTTCAGTTCATCGAGCAAGTGCCGGAAGTGCTGGACATTTGCTGTTGCGGTTGGATATTCTTTAACGATCAATTTAGAGTTCACGTTTTCAAGAACACGCCCGATCTTCTTGTCATAAGATGTCTTCGGTAGATTCTTCAGTTCATCCATTGTGATATCCATAAGATTCGCATCAATTCTTTCTGCGATTCTCTCTTCTGCCATTTCACATGTGATGTAAAGAACATTTTTGTTTTGTGCGAAACATGCAGCAGCATGGTGACACATAAAAAGAGATTTACCGACACCTGTTCCTGCAAGAATAACATTCAGTGTCTTGTTTGGAATTCCACCATTTGTGATTCTGTTGAAATAGTCCAGATCAAATGGCATCTTCGTTTCAACGCGATGATAGAAATCGAATCGGTTCTCTGCATCATCAGCATAGTCGTGCCCGATGTGTTCATCAAATGATACAGAAAGTGCTTCGGACAGAATCTCTGGAAGAGCATTCTTCGTTTTGGTTCTTGATTTTCCGTCAATGATTTCAATTGATTCTAGAATGGCGTTGTAGATTGCTCGGTCTTTACAGAAGTTTTCTGTCTTGTCGAGCAACCATTTTTCATCTACGTTTTCGATTGGTTGACAAATATCACCAATCAGTTCTGACGAGTCTTTGTAGTCCTGCTCACTGATACCTGCTTTCTCATCGAGAGAGATTGTCAGAACTTCGTTTGTTGGTAGAGAATTGTATTTCAGAATGTGATCACGAACAATCTGAAATACGACGCGATCAGAACGACTCTTGAAGTATTCATCCTTGAGAAAGGGAATAACCTTCCGTGCATAAGAATCATCGCGAATTAGATTACGAAGAATGATTTTTTCAGTCGTCTCCACCGACAACCTCGCCTTCATTAAAATGGTTTTCTAGGAGATCCACAAGAATATCTCCCAATTCATTTTCGAGTTTCTGTAGTTTGAATGGATCGGTTGGAACCTCACCGGAAAGAATGTCATAGTCAAAAGCAAGAACTGCTTCTTCTTTCTCTTCGTGTATTCCTATTTTGCCGAAGCGAATCACAAGACCTCCAAAGTCAGGATTTGTTAGTCGTATTCCGCTCTCTTCACCATCTTTGCTATCTACAATTTCGTATTTATTCTGAGATGTATTCATCTGTGTGACTTTCATATAGATTTACTTCGTCATCTTTAAAAGAAAACTTTTCATCTTCACATGTTTGTGACATTCTTGAGAGACTAAAATCAACATTATGAAGACAATATACACTTTTTCCTTTTTGCTCAAATCGGTCACATAACAATTTATCACCATACCACACCTTGATTTGATCAGGAATCTCTTTGTAAGATTCTTTTCTTAGGAAAAGTGAACAACCCCAACCCCAAGGAATTGCTTTAGCATATGCACCACTCTCAATTCTCCAGATTTCTATTTCTTCTAGAAAAAGATTTCCTTCTGTGTGTGTGTACACTGAATCTGCATTTCCTATTAGACAATCCTCTGTTTCTAATTTTTCTTTTATATTGTCAAGATGATGATAATTTTTACAAACAATATCATCGTTTTGCAAAAGAATGAATTTTGAGTTTGATGCTCTTATTCCAAGATTCCAAGATGGATTCACAAACAGATTAGCATGTGGAATAATTTCTAAAACTTTGTTATAACTTCCATTTGCAAACCAACTCGGGGTTTTTGACTTGTCATTGTTTATAACAATGATTTCGTTAACCAAATCGTTGCTGTTCAAAAGTTCTATTTGACTTTGAAATTCAACATACCAAAGTGTTGGTATGATAACAGAAAACCCATCATTCATCTGTTTTGTTTCCTGAACCATACTTGAACATCTTACCAACTGCGGCATCCAACTTCAACATAATTTCTTCGGTGAAATACTTTTCTGGATCCTTGTAGATTTGTTTTTCGTAGACCTTGCTACCATCGGCGACTTGAATACGAGTGCCGATCTTCTCAAAGATACCTTCTTGAAGAGCAATATCAACGAGTCCATAGTAAGGATCAAGTCCGCTGTCATAGTTAAGCATTACATCCACCATCGAGTTCTCCTTCGTCAGACGAGACTTGTAGAGTTTACAATGAATGATGTTTCCGATGACATCCGTACCTTCCTTCACCTTCTTCTTGGAAAGATAGATGATCGTAGATGCGGCATACTTCAGACCAGAACCACCACCCATCTCCTTGGTGGGGAACATTGAACCGACGACATCATAAGTATGGTTTGTCATAATCATCGGAACACCAACCTGACCCAACTTAAGTGTGAGTGTACGGAAGGTTGCCTTAATGACTTGTGCCCGAGTCATGTCGCGGGTTGTCTTACCATCTGCGGTATCTGCCATTTCCTTTTCGGTTGACAACATACCGAGTGAGTCAAGAACAATCATCATCGGTTTCTTTTCTGACTTCTTTTGATCCTTATACTTGTCAAG